GGTATATACACCTGCCCAGCCGAAACACATTGGTAACAGTCCCCACACTCATCGGAGGACCAAGCTAGATGTCGAAAACGTCAGTCGTCACACCTTTGGGTGCGAGGTAACGAACGTTAATTTTGAAATCGACTTGCGACTGCTTTGTCATTTGGGCAACCAAAAGCAAGTACGCATCATCGTCGGCATGACCGCCGGAAAGAAACCCCTTAAGGCCTTTCCCAACGTTCGCACCAGCGAGCGGCAAAGGATAGTTCTTACAAACCACCTCCTCCTGAGAGGATTGAGAGTACTTTAACTCTCGCACCTTTTGGGTGGTGGGGATGTTACCGGTCTTATCCGACTTGAGCACCCCGATAGCCCAAGACCTCTTGGCTTCGCTGAGAGGCATGTCGACTTCCAACTGAATGGAGGTAATCAAACACTTCTCAGGTAACAACTTGAAAATCTCGTCGTCACCGCCGGAAAGAGAGAGGCCATACGAAATGCCCTCCTTACTGGCACCATCCAACGACTTCTTGACCTGCACAGAGGCCGCAACCCAACCTGCAGTCTTTCCTCCTGAAGCATTGTTCTGCTTCTTGGGAGGCCCCGAAACCTGGACTCTGGTGGACTGTCCACCTTGTTGTCCCTTCATCGAGCCAAGATATGCTTTCCAGGCCGAATCCTGCTCCTGCTGCGTCAACGTATTACGTACAACACCCCCACGAGTCTTCTTTGCGAGAAATTGGATCTTAGTCAACATGGTGAAATGAAATGATAGAAAAGTTTAAATACAACCCAACGAAACGAGCGAAGGGATCAATTCAGGGGCTTGACCCCGAAATCACCATGCTCGTCGGGCACTCCAATAAACTCATCCTGCTTGGCCATGAAGACAGTCGCATAGAACTGATCTGATCCTAGATGGATCACTGACTTCATAACTTCCATCATCGCCTCAAGCTCACAAACCGGGACCGAGAAGAGCTTCGAATTCGTAGCCATGACATCTCCATAGCCTTGCTCGTCAAACTCCTTAAGCCAATCTATCAGAGACTTACGATACTCGCCGAAATGGTTGAAATCCCTAAACTCGTGACCCATCAACTTAACGAACTTCCTTGGGATCGCCGGGGAGAAACTCCTTGAACCTATCGCAAAACCACAGAACTCAGCGGTGGGCTCAATTGCAGCCTTGATTCGCAGACGACAAAAACTCTGGAGCCGATCAACTCTCTCCTGAACGATCTTAAGATTGAGCTGCCTCTTGAAACCATCATCACCCTTAACAGCCATGACGACGGGACCATCGCCTCGGAGGAGGTAATTCATCAGGGCCAACGAAATGATCGAATTGCCAAGCAATGTGAGTGGTTCTCCGGAAGGTTTCTCAGTCGTGAGCGAGCCGCTAATACCATCAGCAATGAGTTTACCACCGCGACGGTAGGAGTAGTAGTGCTCGAGGAAAGTATCGCTGCAACCCAAACGCGACAAGAAACGACGCTCAAGAAGCTGCGAAAAGGAATCCTGCTGAGAATCGAACATCTCGAAATCGGTGACGCCATTCAGTGCAACATCGGAAATCTTGTTGTACTCACGCCTAAGACCGAGCTGCATGTCTCTAGGAGTCAGCCTATTATCGTAGATGACATGAGATTTGAGCGACTTGAGCAGTTGGTAGTTGAGGATACGGGCAGCAAGACCGAACATCATCTGAGTATTCCTCGACCACGCAGAGATCCCCTGACCAGGCTTCATCGGATCAAAAGCCTTCTGGGCGGATATGGTCGGCTT